GTCATAGACGTCCCCCTCAACATAATTATTAGTGTCGCTTTTTGTTTTCCATTTTGAAATTTCTTTAACAATTTTTATACTACTTAAAAAACCAAACTCCCCAATAATTGCTCCGACGAAGTATCGAGTCATTGTTTCCGGTTCAAGGCCAGTTCTAGCAAAGATTATAAGAACCGCTATAGTATATATAATTAATAAAACAAAAGAAAGAGAAACTATAGATTTACTAAAGTCTTCGGTTGTGGAAGTATTTTTAACCATTTTATTTCACCCTCTTGTTTGATACTGAGACCTACGTGAGGCGTTTAAAGCTGCCCGATTACTTAACATTTCTTTACGGTTTTGTTTTTTACTTGGTTGGTTCTTAATATTACACACACGTATAAGAGTTATTAATCGATTAAGATGCCACTTTTGACATTCAAAAGGAATATTTAATGAAATCATCGAATAATAAATAATCTCCGCGGTCATTGCCTCGCGTGATGGGGCAGATTTTTGTCTATCATTAAACCATGTTGCCGTCATAGGCGCATTAATATAGGCATCGATTGTCGTAAATACAGAGGCAGGAAGATTTAAATAAACTTCAGGTTTAACGTTTTGTGTAACCGTCATACAGCGAATGTAATCTAATACTTCTTCATTTGTTTTTTCTTTCTTATCAAGAAAGGGTTTACACCATTTCGACTCCCACTTTGAAAGAGAGACAAGGGAATGTTCAATTTGAAAACTTTCTTTTTTTAGAAATACAAATTCATTCGTTGATTCGTCGAACATTTCACGTTCTGGAATTTCTATCAACAACATTCCCTCACCCCTCTCTTTTTTATAAAAGTCAGTTTATTTCAATTAAGTTTTTTCTACTTGTGGGACAATGCCGTTTATAAATGCAGCAGCAGCATCGGCATTTGTTGCTAACTCCATAAAAAGTTCAACATAAGCCTCTGTTTGAGAAAAGGCTTCCGAGATTTCGTCCGATTTAATAAATCGCCTTCCGTCCGGAGCTTTTATACCATAAGCTTTTAAAATAATATTTTTAAATGTCTCCAAAATCTTTTTACCATCTTGTTCTTCAATAATTTTTTCTAACATTTTTGTCATCCCGCCAACAACGCCAACGTCCATTTCGGTAACTTCAGCTTTTGTAAGATTAAAGAAGAAATCTTCTTCTCTTTTATTTCCATCATAATCCACATAAGTAATTCGCTTTTTAAGCACCAAACTTCGCTCCTTTAAATATCACATTAGAATCTGGGAAACTTTTAAATATCGCATGAGAATCTGGGGAACTTTAAAAAAAAAGAAAGGGGTAGTTTTGTAAATCTTCCCGGCTACCCCATTCCTTGGACAAGGAAAATTAAAGAGCAAATAAACTAATAATTTCCTCTGGTAATGGAAGTCGTGGCTCATTAAGTGTAGTTCCATAGAGAATATCTTCAAGTGTAGCCAGATCCATAGCATTAACCTTTGTCGAGTCGATTACCAAAGAAGCAGTTGCTTTAAAGCCTGGTACAGGAACAGGCGTCGTAGAAACCTCCCAAGAAAATGTAATCGCCTCAGGGGAATCGTTAACAGTACTATAGGCTTTTTCTGAAGGTGCGGCCAAAGCGCCATAAATTAAATGTAGTTTATACCCAAACTTATCGGTTTCGGTATCGTTCCCAATAATAGTTTTATAAGCAAGACCAAAAGTTTGTCTTGATTGTTGTGCAGCAAATACGCCTGGTGCAATTTGTGCTGATCCATCACATGCTGCAAACTCTTCCGGATAGGTATAAGCTTCGATTGTGGCAGCAAATTCTTCCGCGGATATTAGGTTAAGATACTTAATGTTATCAGCATAAATTGGAGTCGCCTCTGCCCCAGAAGGACTTTCAGTAATTGAAATGAGACCATTCCAGGCCACACCTGAAGGATAGTTACCATTAGTCGCTCTAGGATAAAGCACCCCTTGATTAATCCCTGTTTCATATAAACGTTCACCAATGTCGTCCCATGTAATTCTTGGCATGTTTTTTTCCTCCTAATTTTATAATTAGTAATATAACACGAAAGTATAATGATTAAGATTATCTGCCGTATAATGTCTATCTGCTCGACAATATGGCAAATTCAATAATCGATCAGGAATTTCTGTATCTGGATTGGGGTCTATAACAGTTACTTTATAAGCTTTTCTAAAATTATAAAGTATACCATTTGCGAAGTTAGTTATAAAATTAGCTTCGCCTATAGAATAAATGATACAGGGATACCCCATCTTAACGGTACTTGGAGGTTGAAAATATACATTACGCGAACCTAACATCGCAACAAGTTGCTCATGTAGTTGTAGGCGTTTGTTCATTATATACCCCCCCTAGCGTTAAGACGAGACGGGGTCTTTGAACTTCTATATTTGTAATCTTCCATAAAACTCCCGCCCATTTAACATACCGGATTGTATGGAGGTGTAGATAGGCGAATTGGTCCGCAATAATGCTAATTACATTATTGATTACTGGGGTAGCGTTAAAGGCTTTACCATCTTCCCAACGTTGCGTATTCTTTATAATATTACCAGAATATCTACGCTCTGTGGCAACTTCGACCCATACCCCAGGAACAGTTTCTACTAATTCAACATACCCGACCACTCCTAAAAATTTAGCCACTTCTACACCCCCACTTCCATTTTGACCTTTTTAGTTAAACAGATACGCCTTGTGGCCGACGCTCGACAATTAATGCCGATTTAGGCTTTGTTAGGGCGCCAGAAGCACGAGTTTCAATCAAATATTTATACTGGTTATAGTCAATGTCGAAATCATCGAACATTGCAACCTGACCGCCCTTATCGGCACCTACAGTATAATCTTTAAGGTTAACAACAATCCCCAGAATTTGATATGCGTCTGTTCCAACAGTACGGAATGCATCATTCATTGGTTCAACCTCGACAATCCGACTAACTCTTAGAACCGAAGCCAATTCTTGAACCGTCTTATACAAACGATGACCAAACTGATCTTTTAATAAAAGCATTTCGGTAAGAAGATCGGTAGATACATACAAAGCGGGAACCCCGGAACCTTTATAGTATTTTCGAGCACGAATAAACTCGTCAATGATGTTATCGACAGTTTCGTCATTTTTAACCGATACTCGATGAACAAAGACATTATCATCGTCCATTGCTATCGGGCGAATGTTAAGCTCGTTAATTTTATCCTCATCCGCGACGGAACGACCATCGCTGAGCAGGATTGCGCGGGCGAGTTCTTCATTTAGCGATTCGCGCATTTCTTTCTTCAGCCAAACTACAACCTCAAAATCTGTAATATCTATCATGTCATCACGATCAAGTTTCTGTTTCTTATAAATAGTTGTCGGGGTCGTTACTCTTTTTAGTAGAGGAATTACATCGTCCTTCTTAAGAGTACCTGTAACATATCCTTTTGCGCGGGCTTCTTCCGCTGTCAAATTTGCAACTCGAGTGCGAATTCTAGAAAAGGGAGTATGATTTGTATTTACAAGAACGTCATCTACCCAAGTAGTATCGCGTTTAATTACTTCCGGACCTCCAGAAGTTACATCTTTTGCATCTGGAAATAGAATATCGACGGGATCAAATCCATACTCTGTTGCATGGGTAAGAAAACTTTCTTTTAACGAACCGTGTTTTTTAGCCCCGCTAATAATTGAAGCCATTTGATCGTGCGTTAATGTATTGCGGGAGGCTTCCTGAGTGGACTTGTCAAATACATTAAGTTTCATATTAGAGTCTCCTTTTCCGTTGATATCCGACTGTTTAACTTCTTTTTCTTGTACTTGTAGGGCGGTTTCTATTAAATAATATACTACTGTTTTTTGTTCCTCAGAAAAGGTATCAAAAACATCTTGTACCGTTTTGTCATCATCTTCTTCGTTATGTTGTAAAAATCCCTCATAATCCTCGTGCATTGTATGCATGATTATCGCCTCCACAATTTTCTTTTGTTCATCTGTAAAACCAGCAAGAAGATCGGAATCCCTAGTATCGCGTTCATGAGAATCACTATCGTGTGTGAATTCGATACCGCTATAAATAATAGCTTCAGATTCGTCAATTGTGCTTGTTCCATCTGCGTGAGCAAAAGAAACATTATCAATATGTGCTCCGGGGTTTGCTCCGGAGAGAACTAAACTTACCTCGCGAATCGCCCCATGTAAGACCTGTTTTGTTTGCTCTTTTAATTGATTAGCGTAAATAGATAGCGACGAAATATCTCCATGTCGAACTAACTGTTTAGCATGTTTTCCTACTTCGGTATCATTGAATTTTCCATAACAATAAACTCCATCGTCTCGATGTTCAAGAACAACATGTCCTAAAATATTACTCGGGTCATTATATAAATGCTGCCATACGAGAGGAACGGTCTGCCCATCTTGATGTTTAAATGCCCCTTTTACGATGGTTCTTCCATCTGTGCATTTAAGCCCGTGTTTAGTAGCATACCCGCTAAAATCAAACTTAATCTTTGGCATGTCATATCCTCCTATTTTTTTCTAACAACTCATCTTTTGACTTCGGGCCTTAAGGGCGGTTTATCTCCTTAAGTTTTTACAATAGACAAAAGAGAATATCGCATAAGAATCTGGGAAACTTTTAAATATCGCATGAGAATCTGAGAAAGTTTTAAATATCGCATGAGAATCTGAGAAAGTTTTAAATATCGCATGAGAATCTGAGAAAGTTTTAAATATCGAGTTAGAGTTCCTCTTCTGCTACTTCTTCCTCAGGCCTATTGAGATTTTTATTACGTAATTTATCTGCTTCTGGATCTGATGCTGGTTTGTAACCAATGATGGACCGTATCTCATTAGAGGATAATATCTCATTTCTAGTAAATTTATCTGCAATGTTCGCCATGTCTGTAGCAGGAACAAGACTGAACGGTTCTTTAAAGTACATAATCGATTGGTTTTGTGTTCTAGCGGTCTTAGTTAAAAATTTGCGTTTAAACTCATCAATTATGGAATTTAAGATTGGAACAACGGTCCTGTTATTATAATTTAACATTGTTGCGGCATCGGCTTTTCCATTAAAAACGTCTTCTGTTAACCCTAATTGGCTATATAACATATTTGTTAAATATTGAATTTGTGCCATTAAATTATTTTCTGCTGGTCGATTTAATTG